CCAGAATATTTTTCAACTTCTGGGAAATTAGCGTCAACTGAAGATACTGTACCAATTGATGAACCACCCTTATAAACTGTATCAGCAGCTGCGAAGTCGGCATAACCACCTTCACTGTTTGCAACTGGAATATAAGAAACTACATTTCCTGTTATTGATAGAATTCTTCCTACTGCAACACCAGCACCATCAGATGAAGCATCTAAGATTACATCATCAACTGATAAACCTGACACAGAAGATAGTGTCATTTTTTTGTAAGCAGACAATGTTGTTGCTGTTGCAACTGTTGTTGTACCTACTGTAAATGGATCTTGAACAATACCAATTCTTCGGAAATCGTTGTCTGTTGGGAAGTCTCCTGAACCTTCTGCAAACTCAAGTCTTGAGTTTACGATTACATAGTTACCACCAAGTTCTTGTACTGGATCTGCACCATGTCCAATAATTGGTGAGATGATAGGTGTAACACTTGCGTTTGAACCTGAACCAATGCCTGTAATACCGTCTATGTCTATAGATGCTCTCTTATAACCAGAACCATTTGTTGTCACTGTTACATAAGAAACTGCACCAGATGACACTACAACTGTACATGCACCACTTGAACCATCTCCGTCAATTGCGACTGAAGTATATGTTCCGTCATTATAACCTGATCCACCTGCATCTACTCTTACATGATAGATTGCACCGTCAACGGCGTCATTTTCAACATCCCATTGTGATGAACCATCATCTGTTGCTGATGAACCCATTTCACCAGATGTTCCTGTACCATCAATCTCTGTTTGAGCACCGAGAGTTTTGACAGGAATAAAGTCGTTAGTTACAAATTTAATTGTGTCTGAGGCAGAAATTGTGTACATGTATTTCCATTGATAACCACGACCTGAAGCAGCGTTTGAGTCTGAGGTTGTAACAATAGCTGTTGAACTTGTACCTGTTGGTTTTACATCTGAAGTAACTACAGCGCCACTTGCATCTCTACCTGTTCTGATACACTTATAGACATGATACTCGTCTGTTATGACATAAAATCTTCCATCAAACAAACTATTTTGTGATGTTGCAGGTGTTTGATTTGATGATGAGTAATCGTGTGCATACTCATCGTAAGATGTTCCTGAAGTCCAGTTATGTCTTGTTAAACCGTGTGATACATCTGAAGAAGAAACCTTCTTCATTGCGATCATATCTGACCATGCATCTACTTCTTCTCCAATACCGTTTGCAGGTGAAGGTGGATTATTATCGTCTGACCATGCCCATGGTCTTCCTATGAAAATATAAGATGATGATGCAGATTCACCAAAATCCTCTTTAAACTGTTTAGCGTTGTGTACTCTAAACTTTTCTGTTATAATTGCTGCCATTTTTTTAATCTCCTCAGATTATTTATATACTATTTATAACTATGCCGACTTTATGTAAGCATTAAATGTTAAATTTGTTCGTCTTCTTTCGTGCAGAGGTAAATCTGCAACATACATTTTTGGTAGATAATGTTCTAAGTCATAAATTCTAATGCCTTCAGGTCGTGTTTCTTCACTTAGAACATTACCTGTACCATCTTCTAATAAGAAATCATCTTCATCTGTTTCATCTTTTAAGTAATAAGAGATGCTGTAAGTCTGTTGATTTGATATTGTATTTATTGTTCTATAAGTTGACCCTAATGGGACAAAAGAAGTATAACTGTGACTACCTGCATCCTCATCTGAGATTGCATCACCGTCTTCGAAGATGATTCTGTTTCCATCTTCGTATAAGAAGTATTTGTCTTTGAGTTCTATTGATCTTTCAGTTGTAAAATAGTGAACTGGTTCATCTATTGTTGCACTTTCTAATCTAAGTGTCTCACCTGACTCTAATATGAATGTATCACCGAAATCACCTTTGACTCTTGCGTCTTTTGAAGGTTCCATTCTTACTGCACACAGTTCTTCTTCTAATTCTATTCGACCACCATCTTCTAATATCAATACTTCATCTATAATATCATATGATGTGTATATTTTACCTTCAATTGCAGGTCTTCTCTCTGTACTTCTAACTAGATAATTATTATCTGCAGTATCTAACGATAGAACTGTAGGTATACCATTATTTGTAAGTAGACCTACCTGTGAAGATGATAATGAATGTAATTGTTGTATGTTTACATTGAAATGAGCATTCTCGTTTCGAGAATTTGATGATTGATCTCCACCTGCATCTCTGAGTACAACTAATGGTGTATTCATCTCATCTGCATTAGTGTAAATTTCAACTTCTCTCATTGAGTTTGTGAAAGCATTTACAACATAAGGTACAACTTCTAAACCAATTATAATTGTAGGTCTGAATCTAGTTTCTACGATAGATGCATCTATTTCGTTTTTGATTGCAACTTCACCGAAGAATATATGACCTGCTGGGTGAATTAGGTCTTTTAATGCACCTCTCCATTTGTTGATAGATTCACCAACTTTGATGACATACGAATGTGTTTGATAATATCTACCATCATGTATATTAGATGCATCTTCATCAAGGAAAGATTTAACATCTAAGAATTGTTTTTGCATGATACCTTCACCAGCTCGTGTACCACGACCAGTGAAAGGATCAAATTTAATTACATCAAATTCATCTATATTATTGTAAGAAACGGTTTCGTTATCTAAGAACCAACCATCTAAATCTTTAACAGTTAATATGTGTCTATCTGCATCATAAGATACAACTTTTGCAGTTGCACCTGAGATATCACCTGTAAGTTCTATATCTCTTGTTAAATTTGCAGTTGGTGTTTTGATCAACATTGGTACAAAAGATGATGATGATAAGACACCATCACTACTGAAGTTGTAACCTTGATCTTGTATATTGATAGATTGAACACCGCCAATGTTTTCGCCATATGCAAATATCTTAGCGCCTGTTCCTGATGAAACAGTTGTGTTCTTATTTAATTTTTGTGTACTTGAAGTACCACCTGTAATTTGTTCTCCGTCAATAAACACACCTGTGTCTGTCGATTCTCTTTTAACAACGATTCTATTTTTCTTTGGTTCAAGTCTTAGAATAGTTGCAGTTGCGGAAGAATTTGTTCCTGTAACAACTTCGCCTTCTTGGAAACCTGTTATGTTATCAAAGTAAATGTAACCGCCAGGATATACTCTTGGTACACTATTATACCAACCACCATCATTGATTTGTATTGATCTGATATTACCAACTGTTGTTTCTTGGTTTATTAGAGTGCCATCTTCATACATCAATCTATTGAAAGATGTATAGATTTCAACTAACTCACCGCCTGACAAAGGAGTTAAGAATGTGATTCTATCGTTTTGGAATGTGAAATCTGTTGTTCTAGTTTTTTCTAGGCCATCTACAAAGACTCTAACTATATTGTCGTTAAAGAATATTCTATTGCCATTATCGTCTACACCATTAAATAATGTTTGACCAACACTTGCAGTAACTTCAAATTGACCCCATGCGACTATGTTTTCTAAAAGAAGTTCATCGCCTACAGAACCGATTACTGCTTCTGCACCACCTGATCTAAGACTATCTTCAAATACAATTAGATCACCTGCATCATAATTTTGTCCATCATCTTCAATATAAACATGTGTAATAGGACCATAAGTGAGACCATCAACTACTGACTCTGATTTAATAACATCATTATCGCCTTTAGCACCACTAAAATGTATCTTATCATTTAAAAGATACATTGAACCTGTTGAAGCAGTTTCTAGTGTGAGACCAGCGCCATCTTCTAAAAGAATAATACCATCATCATCATGTTTAACATAAACAGATGAATTGTCTAAATTGGTTCCTGCAATGATACCTTTGATAGTACCAGTGAATGTTGTTTTGTCGTCTCTATCTAAAAATGTTACGGCATCTCCATCTGAGAATGTTCCGTAATGATTGTTTTTTATATGAATCGAATATGTGTATGATGCAACATCTTCTACATATACATTCTCAACAATTGATTGTGCTAATACAGTTCTTCCGTCTGTATCAAATTTTGTAATTTTATCTGTTGCTTGTGGTAGTGTATCTTTGTCCATCACTACAACAAGTCTTCGTTGTTCTTTATATTCTGAATCTGATACAAATATTGTTTCGTTTATTGGATATCTAAGTTCAGAATCTTGTCCGAAAAGTATTCTCATTAAGAACTTAACTGACTCTTCTGTACCTTTTGTTTGATAAAGTTCTTTGATGTGTTTGATTGCTAGTCTTTTGTTTGGTACATTAGTTAAGTCTAATGACGGTACAAAATCTTTTTGGAAATATTGGATAAATTCTTCAGAAGTATGGTCAATATCTCCCATATCCAATAATCTATTATTGGCAACAATTGTATTTTGTTTGTAAGATGAAACCGTACCAGTCTGACCACCGTCTCTACCTTCAACGATTTCTCCGTTTGAGAAACCTATTCCTGAAATACTTGATATGAAAAGTGTGTTGCCGTTTATAAGATCAATCTTTGCGACTGAACCATTTGTTTTTCCATAAATGTATTCGCCTGGTTTAAAAGGATCTGCATTTGAATTTGTATTCGTTGCAGTTCTTTCGAAAACTATCTTAGAACTCTCTGCATCTGGATCAGGTAAAACAGTCGATGGTTCTAATAACATAGAACCATCGCCGTCTTCTAATAGTATGCCATCTATATCACCTTGAGATTCTAATGTTAGAATCTCGTGTTCTAAGTACTCAAAATATGCCTTTAGAAATTGTTCAAAGACTGGTGCTTCTTCTCTGACAAATTCAGGTAGAAGACCTGGCAATCTTTGCGACAAACTATCTATGACATATTTTTCGTGTGACATGATTAACTAATAGTTACTCCAACTGAACCAATTGGGAACCAGTTTGCACCATTCCAGAATAGAATGACTGCTTCTCCTAAAGCATCAAATACTAATTGATTTGAAGTAGTTGAAGAATAACCCCATGATGATACTGTCACGGTTGCAGTGTATGAAGAACCGTGAAATGAACTCATGTACATCACTTTAATTTGACCAGTGTCGGTACCGTCATCTAATGTGAAAGATGTGTTACCACTGAAAGAACCACCATCAAATGCTGTAGCAAAAGTAGATGCTAAGTTTGAAGCGGTTGCTGTTAGTGATGCTATATCATCAACTGCAAGGTGAGTTGGGATATTTTCGAATAACTGACCAATGGTCATCTTTTTATTTACTGGCGTGCCACCAGGATTGTCAACAATGTGTAATAGATCATCTGCACCGATATCACTATCTGCTACTGCTGTTAATGCACTTATTTTTTTATCTGCCATTTTTTATATCCTCCAATATAATCCAAATAAATGGGAAATTACTCGTGGGACTCACGATCACTTACGCATAATTAGTAACTAGTTGAAGGTGTTGAATTGAATCCTACACCTGCACTAGACTCACCACTTGCGATGGTGTCTACTTCACCTTTAACCGATATATTTTCAGAAGAGATATCAATTAGAGAACCTCTAGTTGCTACCACATCATAACTATTTGGTATCACGGTAAAGTCAATAGATGTATTGGTGTTTGCTGTAGAAGCAATTGTCAATGCATCAATTGTTAGTTTTCCAGTCGAGTAATTTATTGTACCCGCCTGTGAATCTGTATATATTCTTGTAGATGCTGATAACTTGTATCGTCTGATATTACCCATACCATCATCATCAAAATAGTATGTATTACTATCACCATCTAGTAAAAAACCTGTTGTTGATAAAATTCCTCCAGTTGCACCACTGTGACCTGAATGAGGATTGTAAAGACTGTTGCCAAACTCAACTGAGAAACCTTTTGATTGTCCGATATTTACAGACATATCTTCTTGTTTTCTTAACCTGATATTAGTGATGTTTGAAAGAATTGAAGAATTGGCATCATCAATTGATCTAACTAACTTAGAATGTCTAAAGATTGCATCAAAGTTGTTTAGGTTATTTTTATCAAAATCTATAATAGAGTTTGAGACTAAAGTTTCAATCTCACCTAATGTTAATTGTGTTTGATTTGGGTTATATTTGAATGTTGTTGAGACCAATATCTTAATGATTTCTGGATCGACAATTGTAGGTCTCACTGTTAACATGTTGAGTTTTCTTAAGTTTTGTGTTATAACTCTTTTTTCTTCTGTAGTTAAGTAATCTGCATTTGCTGGTTTGATTGCAAGGAAAACTTTTCCATATTCAGGTGGATCGTTATCTTCTCCACCCCATACAGCAACAGCATCAGCATTTGGGTAATACTCTGTTACTTTTGCTTTATAGTCGTTAAGTGTAACTAATCTGTTTTGTGATGTAAAGAATTTGTTTGCCTTAAACTTGATAGACTCGATAGATTCTCTTTCGCCACCACCTGTTGCCTTTTGTTGTGTGATAACTGTAGATGATGAGAAACCGTTAATAGAAGTTAGTAATGAAAAGATATTAGCGCCATTTGCATGGTCTTTATCAACAACAATATATGTGACATCAATTTGATCACCATCCAATAATTGTTTGCCTAGAATACCATCACCAAAATAAATCTCTATGAAGCCTTCTTCGTTTTCTTGTGTGTAGTATACTTTAGAAGTTGTAGTGATGGTTGATACATCTGTTGAAAGATTGTATGTGTCTGTAATACCATTTGAAGTAACTGCAACTGATAGAGTTGATCTGTCAACTCTTTCATTAGATATTACAAACTTAGAGTTCTTAATTTGTAAATCGTTAATGAATGTATCAGTAATGTATGTACCCTGTGCGATCTCTACATTTTCGTATCTGTATTCATTACCATTTTGAACTGGTTTAACTGAGTTTGTTGTAACAAATTGCACATTTAAACGATCAAACACTGTTGAGAATACTGAACCTCTTAATAGAGTCATTTCTGTTGCAGTTGGATATGTACCATCTGGATTTCTAACATCTGACAATATAAGTTCAACCTTTGCTATAGCAGATGTTTCAGATGCAGGTACAAAACCCAAATCTTTTGCTCTTGATACAACATTCTTTCTAATTTGTGCTGAATCTAAAAACATCTCTGAAGCTGCCAAGTTTGTATTGAAGGCACTTATGTGAGATGCATACGCTAAAAGATCAATCAACAATGACATTGTAGATCCTTCAAAGTTGTAATCTTTAAATTTATCTTGTCCTTTGAGATAAACTTTTAGATTTGAAGCAATTTTATCGAAATCTAAATCAGAAATATTTAATAGTGAACTTTTTACTGCCATTATCTTATCCTTTTAACTGTGAATTCTACTTCTTGTGTCCTTTGACTGTTTCTAATAGTATAGAAGACAGTTACATACAAATTATTACTGTCCATGTCACCAAACGACATTTGTACATCTGAAATTCTAGGTTCTAACTTCTCTAAAGAACTTTTAACTCTCTTTGATACTACTGATCTTACTCTCAGATCATTTAACTCAAAAAGTTGATTTCTTAAAGAAGTTCCTAAATTAGGTTTAAATGGTCTCTCGTAAAAATTAGTCATCACTATGTTTCTTACTGATCTTTTTATCGCCTCAGCGTCTGTTTTAAGTGTTATATCACCAGTGATTGGGTGAGGAGTCATAAGAATGTTTAAATCTGCAAAACTTTCTTTGACTGCAACTGTTTTTCCTTCGTTTACTATGTCAACCATTTAACTATTTATAAACTTTTTAAGTGTTTTATATTCTAACCAGTGAAATATTATCACCTTCTTTTGGTACTTCAGCAAATCGTATATAATTTCTGAACAATGTAAATGAAGTTACACCTAGAGCAGCTGTATTGACGATTCTTTTGTTGTTGATGTATACCTGTAAGTTTCCTTTTCCGCCTGGTACGATAAAAGTATCAGTCTGACCATCTGCTTTGTAGTATGCAACATTAACATTTTCAGCTCTTTCTTGTATTGTATCTAATTCTGTTTGACTTGTAACTCTTCTCTTTGCACCGTTCTCATCTTCAATTTCTAAATACTCAAAAACTGTTCCTGATCCTCTTACAGTTACATTTCTGTTGAATACTTGTGAGTCATCAACATCAACAATTTGTTTAGCGGCGAGACCAGCAAGACCAGCACTGATACCACCTGGTATGCTAAAGTCAAAGCCTATTAATCTAAGTATATCACAAAATGTTATTGTAATTGGTTTAAAGATTGAACCAAGTCCAATCTTATCAAAGAATTTCTTAATAATTTTTATCCAATCAAAGAGTAATTTCTTTTTCCAATTGATTGCAAAATCTCTGAATGCTTCTATGTATGCCTGAATAGTTTCATCACATGATCTCACTGTACTTCTGATTTCTCCACCAAGTAAATCTAACACACCAAAACCTAAAATGTTTAAACTCTCTAATGTTTGACATACCTGTTCTCTAAGAGATTGCAATTGTTTATTAAGTGCCTCTCTCACTTGTTGACTTAGGTCATCCTTTTTTAAGTCTTCTCGTATATCATTAATTTTATCTTTAAATTTACCAATAGCTGCACTAATAAAACCTGCAACATCAAATTCAAAGAGAGCTGAGAGATCAGGAAGTCCTAATGCTTTCCATATAACTTTAAAGATTTTGATTAATGTCTTAATGAGTTTGAATACACCATTAACTAACCAATCTTGTATTTCGGATTTGAACCAACTCCAGATTGCTTGACATCTTGCTCTCTCATCATCAACACCAAATGTACCGTCATAAGTTTGATACGCCTCTGGCATTGCATTATAGAGAAAGTCTATTTTCTCACATATCTGCATTTTGATTCTTTCTTGTTCTTCTCGTGTGGCAATCTTTAGAACATCAATAGTAATACCAAAAAGAGTAAGTTTAAAACTGAATGATGTTATCTTGCTGATCAACTCAGCAACTTTCATTGGTACATAGATATGAAGTTCTTGGATAAATTCTGTAATCGCTTGTCGACATTCTCTCTGCCAATCTCTAACAACAAACATACTTCTCAATTGATTGATCTCGTCAATAATCTGTTGTCTTCTTTCGCCGACCGCATCAACAAGTTCTGCAATTAATTCGTTGTACTTTGCTCTAATCTCTGCAGTTACAAGTCCTTTATTCCAATAAGGTGACAATAAATCAGCAAGTTTCTCTCGCCATTCTTCTACAGTTTTGATAACTTCATTTATCTCATCTCTTACTTCTTGTGAGATTTCATCACCTGCTTGAACTATCCACACCCTCAACTTATTGGGTATGTCACCAATTTCGTTTAAAAGATTTGTAAGATCAGCCGCAGTAGGGAAATTGAATATGTCACCCTCTGGACAAGGAATCTCGTTAGGAATTCTAGGTAATGTTAGCGCCATTAGTTTAATCTTATATTTGGTGCTATAATAGAAAGATTCCCTTCTGATGTTATATCGGTCTGTCCTTGAACTATGATATTTGCATTACCTTTCACAACAACTTTTACATCACCACACACTGTAACTTCTTTATCACCACAAACAACTTCATAATCATTCTGTACAACTCTTGTGTGTCTTTCACCGTCAGGTTGTATCTCTGTAAATGTTCCTGATCTATGATACACAAGTATTCTTTCCTTATCTCTTGTATCATCTAATTCAACTAAGTGTCCTGATTCTGTAAACATTGACTTGTTATATGGATATTTTGGCGCAGCTTGTGAATCAGGCAAATGATCTGACTTTAAAAATGTTTGATAATCAGCATCACCTGTTGCATAACCAGATATATCTGAAGAGTTGATATACTCTTTTAACGGATAATAGGGAATGTTGAGATGTTGTTCTGATGATGAAGGATTTGTAATTTCAGAATTACCATCCTTTGCATAACTTATGCGAATATTTTTAGGCACAACTGGTGATTCTTCTAACGATCCTTCTAATCCGAAAGTTCTAGTACGATCAGCTGCAGAACCTGGTCCGTCTACAGTGCCGTCATATGCACTCTTTGTAAGTCTTCTAGGGTCATTAAAACCTAGAGGATTACCATCCTTATCTTTTCGTCTTTTTTGAACATTGAAACCTTGAACAGAACCAATAACAACTGGATCTTGTTTTGTTTCTTTATCTCTAAAGAATAGAAGTACAGTAGACCCCTCAACTAGACCGTGTTGAATACCAAAACCTGACAAACTTGCCGTAGTTGTCGGCAACATTACTTGAGCCCATGGTAAGTCTGGAGTTGCAATCATAGACTTATCACTTGAATGAATACCGAAGACACGAACTCGAACCCTACCAAGTTTTTGAGGATCGTTTCTATCTTCAATTATGCCATAAAAATAATCCATGTTAATCATCCATATGTGGCGAACCACTTGTTACTTCAGACAATGGTCTAATATCTTTAACTCGATCTGCAAAACTCTCTTTCACACATTCTAAGTTTAAAACACCTACGCCTTCGCCTGGACTTGCCTCTAACATTATATCAGTTATAAGGTATCTATGATCATTTAGTCTATCAGTTATTTGTCTATTACCACTTGATTCTGCTGGTGGTAAAATCAATTTGATCATCTGACCAACAGACAAATCTGTTCTCAATGGTATCTGAACTGTTATTCTATTTTGTTGTAAGGTCTCTAACAATGCTCTTCGTCTAAGTCTACTATTGTCATTGTTATCACGACCTCTAAATTGTTGTTCTTGGTCTAATTGTCTATTATCAAAATTGTGCTCTATGTGATAGTCGTATATTTTGGACGATAAGAAACTTTTATTTAAAGGAAAGTCGACATCAACTTGATTAATATCTGGTGAATGATTTGCAGACATTAAATTTCCTGCAGTGTGCCATATCTCATCTTCATCTACATGAATCATTGGATATCCAGATGCATGATCTTGTTTTCTTGCAAAAACTTCAGTTAAATCAAACTGTCTTGCAGTTTCTTCTTTAGTGTAAGGTTCATATACACTCATAGATGAAGAGTATGCACCACCTGATAAACCTTGCAATGTATCAAAGACCTGACTTCTTACAACACTCAATATCTGAGTATTCAAACCACTAGCACCATCTAATGGCACTTCTTGTGTATCTAAATTATTTCTAGGCGTAAAAGAAAACGACAAAGGAAATTCATCTTGGAACATTTTTTCGATAGATTTAAATCTGAAACCACCATTCAATGTTTGAAAAAAGAACATACTTCTCTTAAATGATTCTGACTCGGTAGATTGAGCATTGTTCGTACAATAGTTTATAAGTTGTTGCACATTCCAGTTTGGACATATGAACTGATAGTTGTCTCGTAATGAATCTTCAAAATGATCAAATTCATCTATCTTAAATTTTGCCTTATTGATAAGAGCATTTTGTAATATTGCTGACCATGATCCTCTAAACACTTGACTTATTCTTTGTTTTCTTGCATAGAAAAGTCTAGGGTCACAAATTTTTATTTGATAAGTTTGTGTTTGTATGCCTGCACCATTTCTACTTACATTAATTATCTTATAAACTCTAAATGTTTTATCAATGGTAAATTCTTTATTTGTTACATAACCAAAGCCTTCTTTTGACTTAATTGATATACGAATATTTTCTTGACCAGTCATACGATAGTTTTTTATGATATCTAAACCATCAAGAATGGTAATGTCTCCTGTTAAAAAATTTTGATAAATGTTTTCGTAGAGACGAAAATTCAACACCAATCCTCTCAGATCGACGGAATCTCCATATTGATTGACTAAGGTAAATGATTCAACTACGAATTCACCTGCCTTAAAATTTACATCTGTCATGATAATAATCTTGCGACTTCAGAAACGATTGTCTTAATAAGTCGTGGTTTTATAATTTTTATTTTCCTTTTTGCTTCGTTATGTTCGTATTCATGGTCAAAGTATGTCACTGGATTATAACCAGATGCTGAACTGTTTCTTCTAAGACCATCTGAATTTTCATAGAAGATAACACCATCTTCTCTATTTTGAACAGAACTGATTGTAAACGATTTGCCACTTGTTGCACCTGTTACAACATCATTTGCTGACCAAGAACCACCAGTAACACCAATTCTTTTAAAAGTCGGATCGATTAATATAACATTGCCTTCTGAAGATGAACTAGTAATTTTTTCACCTAAAAGAAACTTAGAAGAAGATGTTATGATATCAGAAGTGAGTGTTGCATTTAACCAATAACCCTCATACTTTTGTTTTATAAATTCGTTAAACTCTGAATTACTTTTGTGCCAATCTAAATATGAATCAATTTGATTTACTAAGAAGAAAGTCCAATAGAGATGTGAATCGCCGTATAATTTTGATGCAACTACATCTGGTCTTTCGCCATCTTCAATCTCATAGAAGTTATATTCAATAACACTATCAAAAACTGCAGGTTCGATTTCGACCTTTCTAAAAATATCTTTTATCTTTACACTTTTGCCATCAGGCATAATGTAATTGATTGATGGAAAATTTTTGAAATACTCACTACTCATTTTTAACCGCCTGTGTTACCGTCTGGATTTCCTGGTGAACTAGTTTGATTCTGTAACCATGTATCTCTCTGATTAGGGTCTTGAGCAACTAAAGCAAGAGAACCGTCTTTTGTTTTAGGATCAATATATCTCTTATAACCACCTTGTGTGATAATTTTGATTTCTTTAAAACCTAATTCTAATTGTGTGTAAAGAGGATAACCGTCATGGTATACACCTGTTCTCTCAGAACTATGTGTAACCTTACAAGATGTTAAAACGGATGGCATAAATCCGTCAACTCTTTTAGCAATTGGTCCACGCCATTCTATATCGAAGACATTTGGATATCTAAAGTATTGTTCTGCTTCTCCCTCACCTCGTTCCATTTGATTAGTTTCTGTATTAAAAAGTTCTATATAATTATCAGAGTATGAATCAGGCAACATGAGTATTTTAAAATTACGACATATATCTTCAACCTCTCTTGCCTCATCTGCACTTTTTGGGTGCATAACAAAAGAAAAACTAAAATCTCTAAAACTCGGACCAACAAGAGTTTGTTCTTCTAATGGATTTTTTGCACGACCAAACTTGAAGTTGGTATAACCACCTGTCAATTCATTTCCTAATGCTTGAAGTCCTACAGTTGCCAAGGTTCCAGCAGATTCCAATCCTTGTTCAAACCCAGCACCTGCACCCTGTGTCATAAATGAATTTATGATTCTGTCCAATTCTCTTTTTGCTCTACCCATTGATTGTTTACTATACTCAACTGTAGTATCACTTATAATAGATCCATCAGGAATATACATTTGTATGTCAAATAGATCATTCATATTACTATTAATTCTAGACCTAGAAGTAAAGGCAATCCAGTTATTGCATGGATCAGATAAAGGATATGTCAAATATTGAACTGATGTACATGGATCTCTTCTAGCCTCATAAAATGATCTATTTGAGGCATCTAATTGCGATTGTAGTGATTCTCGCCTTGCATCTAAGCGATCTCTGGCGATATTGTATTGTTCTCTAAGTACATCACTACTGAATACGCCTTCATAATTTAGATTACTTAATTTTGATGCAATACCCTTTAACGAATTAACCGCTTGTTTCGCTTTGTTGATTTTGTTTATGATTTCTTTGAAGGATGCCATCTATAAATACTCTTAAAGTGTTTATTGTTATTTATGCCCAAAAAACCATATAGCGGTAAGTTCAAACCGAAAAATTATAAGAAATATAAAGGTGATCCTACAAACATCTGGTATAGAAGTTTATGGGAAAGACGCTTTATGGTTTACTGCGACAACAATGATAATATCATAGAATGGGGTAGTGAAGAAATCATCATACCTTACAAGTCTCCCTTAGACAAAAAAGTACATCGCTACTTTCCTGACTTCTATATCAAATATGTTGACAGCAGAGGTCAAGCACGAAGAGTCATTATAGAAGTCAAACCAAAAAAATACCTCAAACCACCACCTGAACCTAAACGAAGAACACAACGATGGATGAATGAAGTTGCAACCTACATGATCAATCAGGCGAAGTTTAAGGCAGCTGGTGAATACTGCAAAGATAGAAGATACGAATTTAGAATTTTAACCGAAGATCATTTGTCTTAAAGTATAAATAGATGGATGGCATTAAGTGTTCTAGAGGAAATAAAAAAACAGAAACCATCTGAACTACGAAGTAGAAGTAGAGAAAGTTTAAATTGGTTTAGAGAACAGTTAAGAAGAATTCGTGTTCCATACAATAATCTCATAACACAATCTGGTGATTATGCAGAATCAGTAGAGTTAGGCAAATTCTACATGTATGTTTATGAAGCAAAATGGAAAAACAAACTCCCATATTGGGACAGATTCCCATTTGTTTTGCCCTTTAGATATGCCTCTGGTGGTTTTTATGGAGTTAATTTTCATTATATAAGACCAGCCGACAGATTACTATTATTAGAAGAATTATATAGATACGCTGAAGAAGATGATGATACAAGAATCAAATTCACTTATGGTATGATTAAGTCAATAAGTGCTTTAAAATATGCTAAACCTTGTGTTAAAAGATATCTTTACGATCATATTGATTCCAGAATATGTGAAGTTAAAACAGAATTTTGGGACATGTTGGTAATGATACCATCTCAAAACTTCAACGAAAATGCAAACACTGTATATGCACAAAGTAGGAACAAATACTAATGGACATGTTAGATAAAGGACACATAGATAGATTCAAATCAATTTTTGATTCAGGTGCTAGAAGCAATCTGTTTCATGTAAACATTCTTTTGCCATCTATACTAAGAAACCCAAAATTTGATGGATCACAAAATAATTTACCTTTAAATCCTAGATTAGGTTTTGATATGGGTATGAGAGTAGAAACATGTTCTCTACCTAGTCGTAAATTAGACACAAAAGATTTTTCTCCATATGGACCAAAACAACCTCATGTAACAGGTCTATCACAAGATACTACAGTTAGTATGCAATTTTTATGTGATTCAAGTTTTTTAGATCGTTATCTTATAGAAGCATGGCAAGGTTTGATCTATGCATCACCACTGAGTTCTAACGATGAAGACAGACAATTCGATCCAACAAGTATAAATCCAGTCTTTTCTTACTATGATGAATACGCAAAAGATTCTAGAATTGAAATATTTTCTATTCGAAGAGATATGAAATTAAATAGACCTGCTTTAAAATGCACATTGTATGATGCATACCCAATTTCTTATGATGCAATGGAACTTACTAGAAGTGATAACAGTTTACTTAAGTTTAAATGTACTTTTGGTTTTCGAACCTTTTCTACTGAGTATACTCCACCACCTGAAGTTTCACTACTAAATAGAGGAAGACGATTCATTAGTGCTTTTGCAGATTTAGCAAAAGTTGGATCAAGATATAATAG